TCTTTCATGACCTTCGACCGCCTGCTGCGCGGCGAGAGCCTTCCGAAGGGGCAGGTTGAGTCTGCTGGGATGACCTTGGCTGCGGTTCCGATGTCCCCGGCGGCACTCGCCAGACCCCGCCCCAACACTCTGTTCGCCAATCCGCCGTCTGGTGGCCGCAAGGTGCAAGGTCGGTTTGCCGAGGGCTCGACGTTGTCGAGGCAGGCCACGGCCAATATTCGGGCTCCCGAGGAAGGATCGATGACCGGGGCTACAAAACGTCAGATGGAGGACCTTGCATCACGCAAGGCGGCACCACAGGCGGGCGAGGGGAAGCGGGCTGAGCTGTCCGAGGCCCCCGTTGATCTGCGCTTGGTCCGTGCTCCGTTGGGCGGTCAGAAGATCAGGGGCAGTTCGGGCACTCCTCAGGCCATTTACGACCCTGTTACGGGCGAGGCGCGCGCTGCGCCGCAGCGCAGACCGGGCGACGTGACCCGGATGGCTGCGGATTCGGTGGCCGGGGACCCCGGACATGAGTGGTTGGAGGTGCCGAAGGCAACGATGGACCGCCTGAACCTGTCTCCGCAGAACTTTACGGACGAGCGGAGCCGCTTGGCGCCCGACGGTCGGACCGTGTACCTTGCATCTGGGCCCGACACCGCCAGATTTCTGCAGGCATGGCGGCAGCAGGCGGAGTTTTTCGGGCTCCCGGCCAGCCCCAACCTCCTGAAACCGCGCGCACTGCCCAACTCGAGCATCTTTACCTACCCAAAGGCGGGTCAAAAGGGCAAATCCTTCGATGACATGAAGCAGGAAGCCCGAGGTGCTACGGTCAGGAGCCAAGGTCCGACGCCTAAGTCCAAGTTCTTCGACTGATTTGTTGACAGACCCCAACGAACTCTATACCCATGGACAAGTAACCCACAACAGGAGCTTGAACCATGGGTGTAATCCCGATGAAGGACGACGAAGGCTTCCGGAAGCACAACCAGCAGGCCACGGAGGCCGCGGCAGTCGAACTGCGGGAGTTTGTGGCGGACATTGAGGCGGTTGACGCTCAGATGCAGGACCTGCAGCGCGAGCGGAAGGACCTTTTCACGGTTGTAAAGTCGCGTGGGTACGACGTCAAAGCTCTTCGCAAGGTTCTGGCCGAGCGCAAGCGCGACGCGGCGGAATTGGCCGAGGAACGCGAAGTTATGGCGCTGTATCAAGAGCTTCTTCTTTGACGTAGAAAGACAATACAGCTTGTGGTAGGTTCCCGGCATGGATTTCCATGACCGGGCGCTGACCATTGACGAACAGGCATGAGATAGGGCGACGCGGTGAGTTCCTAGCTTCGTATATTCTGGAGTCTCACGGGGTGGAGTGCCACCACGTCAACCGGGACGGCGCCGACCTGTGGTGCAAGGTCCGAGGTTCGATTATCACGATTGAGGTGAAGTCAGCCAGTCGGCCTCTTATGCAGAACAAGGAAGTTGTGACGCCGACGTACAACTTCAACATACGCAAACAGCGCGCGGAGTGGTTCTGTTTCGTGGCATTGGACAGGCAGCTTCTGATCCTGCGGCCGGGGGACGATCTCCACACCACCACTGTTCGCTTCAAGCAGTTTGAGTTCAATGAGCAGAACCAGCGGCGGACGATTGAGGAATTGCTGAATAGCTGCTAGAGTTCCGTGAACCTTGGACCTTGGAGATCCACCATGAAGCCCACCCGCCCCAAAGCCCGCCCTGCTGACCGCAAGTCCATGCCCGGTGATGAGATGCCGGACAACCGTGCGACGACGGAGGTCTCGCCCCGCCCCAAAGCCCGCCCTGCTGACTTGATGGACAAGTACGAGGGCGAGGTTGTCAAGCGCGGCAACCGCATGAAGGAACGCGAGGATCGCGAGATGAACTACGCGGCCGGAGGCATGGTCCGTGGTTGCAAGCCGGGTCAGATGTCGGGCAAGAAGTACAGCGGCTCGTACTGATCGGAAGGATCTGTTCTCATGGCAACAGGTATAGAAGACCCCCGTCAGGGGAGGGGTCAACCCTCCCCCACGGCGAGCTACGACGAGCTCAGCCGCCGGGATATTGCCGCGGACGTATATCGTGCGTTCCGCGAAGCTGGGTTCTCTGACCAACAGTCAAAAGCCCTGACGGCAGAGATCAACCGTGAGAACAGCCTTCGTCCCAATTATCTGTTCGGTGAGCATACGGATCCCGCAAACAGGGCGACGAACGTCGGGATGCTCAGCTGGCAGGGGTCGCGCGCGCCGCAGGCCCTCCAGTTCCTGAGAGATCGCGGGGTTGCTGACGAAGCAGGGAACATCACTCCCGGCTACGACGCGCTGCGCGCGCAGGCTGAGTTCATCCGCTACGAGATGGAAAACAACCCGGAATATGCGAAGACCAAAGATATCTTCCTGTCCAACCCGGAGATTGACCCGGCTGCCGCGCACCGCGTTCTTGGAGACAACTACATCCGTTGGCGCCGTACCGACCCTGAATACAGCGAACCCGGATACGGGCGCATCTATGAGGGGTACAACCTCCTGACCGGTCAGGACGCCGAATTTACCCCTTCCGAGGGGGTTCGGCCGCAAGCCCGACCACAGGTGCTCAACTCCGTTGATCCCGCTGCGCCACAGGCTGCACCAGAGGACCAAGCAGCAAACAAGTCGTCCCTTGACTACTTGTCGGATGCACTGCCATACTTGGAGACAGCGCAACTCACAGGAGCTCCGCAATACCGGTTCGACCCTCCGGGCGTACGCAGACCGCAAGGACGCAGTGGTGACGACGCCCTGAAACGACTTGGTATTGCCAGTCTACTCGCATGAACTATGAGCCTTTTTCGGAAACAAACCTCGGCGACGTCTTGAGGTTGGCCTTGAGTATGCAGCGGGAAAGCGACTACGCGGCCGTTCCATTCGACATCGAGCAGACGGCACGATCTGTGTTGGGCATGGTTGTCAGAAGCCCGAGGGGTTTCGGTGTCGTTGCATATGACGACGGAAAACCGATCGGGATGATCTGCGGTGGATTGGCTCCGTATGTGTTCAGCAAGGGAGCACTGGCCAGCGACTACGCTTGGTACGTGCTCCCAGAGCACCGAGGTTCGAGCACCGCCGTTCGATTGCTGAGGATGTTTCGGGAGTGGGCGACGGAAAGTGGGGCGACGGAGCTTTACATGGGCATCACGACAAACGTTGAGGCTGACCGAACAGGGCAGCTCTTGCAGCGTCTTGGTTTTGAGCACGTCGGCGGCAACTATCGGGCGCGACTGAATGCCGGATCTTGACGCCCTACCAGAGGACGTACTCCGTGAGATCCTCCATCTCTCTGAGGCGAAGCGCAAGATCGACTTGCGCGACAACGCCACGGAGAAGTTCATGGTGTTTGCCAACCATGTGTATGAGAACTTCATCGAGGGCGAGCATCACCGGATCATTGCCGAGAAGCTGGAAAAGGTGGCACGAGGAGAGCTGAAGCGACTGATCATCAACATGCCGCCTCGCCACTCGAAGTCGGAGTTTGCCAGCTTCCTGATGCCAGCTTGGTTCTTGGGGCGGAACCCCAAGCTCAAGATCATCCAAGCGACGCACAACACCGAGCTTGCAGTCCGCTTTGGCCGCAAGGTGCGAGATCTGATCGACGACCCTGCGTACAAGGAGGTGTTCCCGGACACCAACCTCAAAGAGGACAACAAGGGCGCAGGTAAGTGGGGAACGGACAAGGGCGGAGAATACTTCGCGGCCGGCGTGGGTGCGGCGGTCACGGGCCGTGGTGCGGATCTGTTCATCATCGACGACCCCCACTCGGAACAGGACGCTCTGAGCGAGAACGCGTTTGACCACGCCTACGAATGGTACACATCGGGCCCACGGCAGCGTCTGCAGCCGGGTGGCGCCATCATCCTCGTCATGACGCGATGGGGCAAGAAGGACCTGACAGGTCGCCTGCTTGCAAACCAGTCCGCCGACCCAATGGCGGATCAGTGGGAGGTGGTGGAGTTCCCCGCGCTCCTGCCGTCGGGAAACCCTCTGTGGCCGGAGTTCTGGGACAAAGAATCCCTTCTGTCGATCAAAGCTTCGCTACCTGTGCAGAAGTGGGCGGCTCAGTGGCAGCAGCAGCCCACGGGAACTGGCTCCGCCATTATCCGAAAGGAGTGGTGGAACATGTGGGACAAGGAAAAAATACCTCCACTAAAGTATATAATCCAAGCCTACGACACGGCGTTCTCCAAGAAGGAGACGGCGGACTACTCTGCAATCACGACGTGGGGTATCTTCGAGCCAGAAGAGGGCCGGGGCGACCAAGTCATCCTGCTGGATGCGCAGCGCGGGCGCTGGAGCTTTCCGGAGCTGAAAGAGGTTGCCTTCGAAGAGTGCCAGTACTGGGAGCCGGACATGGTGATCGTGGAGAAGAAGGCGACAGGTGGGCCGCTGATCGACGAGATGCGATCGCGCGGTATTCCAGCCATTGGGTTCTCCCCGGGCAAGCGCGCGGGCGGCGGCGGCGTGGACAAAACCACCCGCATGCACACCGTCTCCCCCCTGTTTGAGGCTGGCATGGTGTGGGCGCCTCAGGACAAACGCTTCTCCGAAGAGGTCATCGAAGAGGTCGCCTCATTTCCGAATGGCGAACACGATGACTATTGTGATAGTATGACGCTGGCTTTGATGCGTTTCCGCCAAGGCGGTTTCGTTATGATACACGAAGAGGAAAAACCCGACTTTGCTGATCAGGTTCCTCGTAAACGGGAGTACTACTGATGGCGCTACCTCCGCAGCCGTTCGGAAACATGGTGGAGCGCGGCCTCGGTTCGGCCCCCGCTCCTGACGATATGAGTGTCGACATCCCTGTCGACATGCCGATGGACTTTTCGGGTGGAGCCCAAGTTACCCCCACCGAGGACGGAGGTGCGCTGATCGAGGCTATCGACGCTTTGACACAGGGCGCGTCGATGGAAGAGCTGATCCCGTTCGACGCGAACCTCGCGGAGTTTCTGGAGGACAGCACCCTCGCTGAAATCGCCAGCGACCTATCGTCTGCGTACAAAGACGACCTTTCTTCCCGTCAGGACTGGGAAGAAACCTATACGAAAGGATTGGATCTTCTCGGCGTAAAGTCGGAAGAGCGCACCACCCCTTTTGAGGGCGCGTCCGGTGTCACACACCCTCTGATCGCAGAGAGTGTCACCCAGTTTCAGGCTCAGGCCTACAAGGAAATCCTTCCGTCTGGTGGCCCTGTGAAAACACAGATCGTCGGCTCCCACACGCAGGAGACCGTCGAACAGGCTCAGCGGGTCAAGGACTACATGAACTATCTGATCATGGATCGGATGGAGGAGTACGACCCGGACACGGACCAGATGCTGTTCTATCTCCCGCTGTCCGGATCAACTTTCAAGAAGGTGTACTTTGACCAGAACAAGCAGCGGCCGGTGTCGAAGTTTGTTCCCGCGCAGGACGTCGTTGTGTCGTACGCCGCCAGCGACATCCTGAGTGCGCCGCGCGTCACGCATGTCCTGAAGATGCTGGACAACGAAGTTCGCAAGCTGCAGGTGTCGAAGTTCTACCGCGACGTAGACCTGTCCTCCCCCGGCGCGGATGAGCAGGATAGCGTCACGCTCAAGGTTGATGAGCTACAAGGTACGTCACGTTCGTCCTACAATGACGAGCTCCGCACTGTTCTGGAGATGCATGCGGAACTGGATCTGGACGGATTTGAGGACGTTGACGAGATGGGAGAGCCCACGGGCGTCAAGCTTCCGTACATCGTTACGATCGACGAGGCCAGCAGTGAGGTCTTGGCAATCCGCCGCAACTATCGCCAAGACGATGCTGCCCGCCAAGCCACCCAGTATTTCGTGCACTACAAGTTTCTTCCGGGGCTCGGGTTCTACGGGTTCGGTCTGACGCACATGATTGGCGGATTGGGCCGCGCTGCAACCAGCATTCTGCGCCAGCTCATTGACGCAGGCACCCTGTCCAACCTCCCGGCCGGATTCAAGGCGCGCGGTATCCGCGTGGCGAACAGCGACGAGCCGCTGCAGCCGGGGGAGTTCCGCGACATCGACGCACCGGGTGGCAACATCCGGGACGCCATTATTCCCCTCCCGTACAAAGAGCCGTCAGCCACCCTTGCTCAGCTGCTCGGTGCCTTGATCGACGGCGGCCGCCGCTTCGTTTCGGTGGCAGACAACCAAGCCCAGAACATGGGGCAGGAGCAGCCCGTCGGAACCACTGTGGCTCTGCTTGAGCGCGGCATGAAGGTGCTTTCAGCGATCCACAAACGCCTGCACTACGCCCAGAAGCAAGAGTTCAAGATCCTCGCGCGCATCATTGCCGAGAACATGCCGGCAGCTTATCCGTACGAGATGCCGAACGGCGCCCAGAACCTGAAACAGCAGGACTTCGACGGACGGGTAGACATTCTACCGGTCAGCGACCCGAACATCTTCTCGATGGCTCAGCGCGTCGCCTTGGCGCAGGAGCAGCTGAAGCTGGCCCAGAGCAATCCGCAGATGCACAACCTACACGCAGCGTATCGACGGATGTATCAGGCCCTTGAGATTCAGAACATCGACGAGATCCTGCCCCCGGCTCCTCAGCCGCAACCCATGGATCCGGCGATGGAGAACGGACGAGCACTGGTTGGAACACCCATGCAGGCGTTCCCAGACCAGCACCATGAGGAGCACATCAAGGCTCACATGGCCTTCTACAAGCTTTCGCTCGTACAGGCGACACCACACGCGGTAATGGCCCTCGTTGCCCATATCATGGAGCATGTCGCCCTGTTGGCGCGCCAGCAGATGATGCAGCAGGCGCAGGAGCTGATTTCGCAGGTTCAGATCGCAGCGCAGACGGGTGCCATTGATATGCAGCAGGCGCAGCAGCAGATCATGCAGGCGCAGGCTGCCATTCAGGACCCCAAGCACTCCGCTGACTACGCGGCTCTTCTGCAGCGCCAGATTCTTGAGCAGCTGGTGCCGGAGCTGACGCCTCCCGCCCCCGATCCGATGGCAGACCCGCTGGTGCAGATCCGGAACGCCGAGCTGCAGATCAAGCAGCAGCAGGTTATGGGTGACGCTCAGGTCGACGCCGCCAAGCTTCAGCTCGAACAGGCGAAGATGGCCCAGAAAGCGGCCGGAGAGGCTGCACGTCTCGAGCTTCAGGAAGAGATTGCGGACGATCGGAACGACGTAAACCGCGAGCGGATTGCAGTTCAAGCGCAGCTCGCACGGGAGCGCAACGCGGGGTCTCAAAACGGCTGAAAACGCTTGGAAAGAAGTAGTACACTGTGGTAGTTGTTCAGCAACGGTCTAGCTGCAAGTGGTGTTGAACAAGACCACAACGAGGTACTACAATGGACACGGTAGACTTTGCGTCAAGGCTGTATAAGAACCTACGCCGTCGGCAAGAGGACATACAAGCCTGTCTTTCTGCCGACGGGATTCCCAACTGGGAAGAGTACAAGAAGTTGGTTGGAGAGCTACGGGGCCTCTCCTATGCAGCCGACGAAGTGAAGGCCCTGCTGGAGAAGTACGCTGACCATGACGAAGACACTTTATCTTCCTGACCACGTCGCGCAGAAGCTGAACGCATCTCGGGCTGAATCGGCCCCGGATGCTGCCGGGGACAACTCGCTCAACACGGCATATGTTGAAGAGAACAGCCGCGTCCTCGACCCCTCCCTCCTCGAAAAGCCACTCCTTGAACGCCTGCCTCAGCCAACAGGCTGGCGGGTTCTGGTCATGCCATACCAAACGGCGCAGCAAACCAAGGGTGGACTCTTCATTCCGGACGAAGTTCGGGACCGTGAAACGGTAGCCACCGTCGTGGCCTACGTTTTGAGTGTTGGACCACTGGCATACAAGGACCCCGGCAAGTTCGGAGCCGAGTGCGAGCCGTGGTGCAAGAAGGGGGATTGGGTCTGCATCGGTCGCTACGCTGGCTCAAGGTTCAAGATCGACGGTGGAGAGATCCGGATCATCAATGATGACGAGGTGATTGCCACGGTCCTTGAGCCAACCGACATCAAAACCGTGTAAGGAGAGTCCCATGGCGGATCAAAAAGAAGAGCTGGACGACGAGATCATCATCGAAGAGGTCGGTGACGAGGCAGACCAGCAGGAGGTCACCGAAGGGTCTGGTGACGACGAAAGTGAACTGGATTCCTACAGCAAGGGTGTCCAGAAGCGTATTGCGCGCCTGACCGAAAAGTATCGGAAGGAAGAGCGCGACCGCGAAGAGGCCGTCCGTGTGGCGCAGCAGCTGCTGCATGAAAAGCAGCAGCTGGAGGGGCGACTGAAACAGCTCGACAGCGGCTATCTGAACGAATACGGCGCCCGGATCGAGGCGCAGATTACGGCAGCCCGCAGGGCCTATAAGGATGCCTATGAGGCCGGCGACACAGATCGTATGATCGAGGCGCAGGAGGCTCTGGCTCGGGCCACGACGGACAAGGATCGCTACAGCCTCGCCAAGCGTCGCGCCGATGAGCGCGTCTCAACGGCCTCGGCCGAAACGACCGGGCAGCAGGCCGCGCCTGCCCCGGCCCCTGTTCAGCAGGCCGCGCAGGTTGACCCAAAAGCCCAGAGCTGGGCTGAAAAGAACACGTGGTTTGGTCAGGACGAGGTCATGACCTATGCTGCGTTTGGTATCCATCGCAAGCTGGTTGAGGAAGAAGGCTTTGACCCGCAGAGCGAGGAGTACTATACTGAGATCGATCGTCGGGTTCGTACGGAGTTTCCGCACAAGTTCCAGACGGCCAAAACATCGGGCAAGAGTCAGGTCGCACCGGCTGGTTCTTCGGCATCCCGCAGTACAACACCCGGGCGCAGGACCGTGAAGCTAACTCCTTCGCAGATCGCCATCGCGAAAAAGCTAAATGTTCCTCTGGAAGAATACGCAAAGTACGTGAAGGACTGATCTATGACTGAGACTACTCGCACACCACGGTCTTCAACCACGCGTGAAGCAACCACGCGCAGAAAGCCTTGGGCACCGCCCAGCCACCTCGCGGCGCCGAACCCTCCTGAGGGTTACGTGCACCGTTGGATTCGAGTCGCAATGCGTGGTGAGGAGGACAAAATGAATGTCCACTCCAAGCTGCGTGAAGGATGGGAACCCGTCCGCGCCGACGAGTATCCGGACTATGAAGCACCTGTTATCGACGAAGGTCGTTACGCTGGTGTGATTGGTCAGGGGGGCTTGATGCTGTGCCGCATCCCTGTCGAAACTGCAAGAGAAAGATCCGCGTATTACGGGAACCGGACCCGCGAACAGATGCAGGCTGTCGATCAGGACTTGATGAAGGAGTCGCATCCTTCAATGCCGATTCACAAGGATCGGCAGAGTCGTGTCTCGTTCGGTGGAAGAAACTCCGCCGACTAACCTTTGTAGGAGCTGAAAATGGCCAACATCAATGGCGCATTCGGTCTTCGTCCCATCGGCAAGATGGGTCAGAACACCAACAGCACCGGCGCATCTGAGTATCGTATTGCTGCAGGCAACACGAACGCGATCTATCAGGGCTCGCCCGTCATCCCGCTGAGCACCGGTGTCATTGACATCGTCGGCAGCGCGGCTGGTGGTACGGTTGGCCTTCTTGGCGTGTTCTGGGGCTGCGAATACGTTTCTTCGGTCACCGGTGCAAAAGTCTGGTCCAACTACTGGCCCGGATCCGGCGCGGACAGCAACTTCCCCGTGAAGGCGTATGTCTACGACGACCCCGCACAGCTGTTTGTTGTCGCGACATCCAACGTCGTGGGTGCAGCAAACACTGAAGCAGAGGTTCGCGCTGCGGTTTTCGCAAACGCCAACTTCGCACTGGCCACCTCGGGTACTGCGGCCACCGGCATCTCGTCGGCGACCCTCGACCTGAACACCATCGGCACCACCAACACCCTGAACCTGCGCATCATGGGCATCCAAGAGGATCCCGAGAACGCAGACTTCACCGCCGCTGGTATCCCTGTAATCGTTCGCCTGAACAACCACTTCAACTCGCCGAACGGCGCGATTGCTGGTGGCACTGTTTCGACGACCGGCGTGTAAGGAGGCGTAGATAATGGCTATCTCTCGCGCACAACTGGCGAAAGAGCTGGAACCGGGCCTCAACGCCCTGTTCGGCATGGAGTACGCTCGGTACGAAAACCAGCACTCCGAAATCTACACCACCGAGTCGTCGGATCGCGCATTCGAAGAAGAGGTCATGCTGTCCGGTTTCGGCGCAGCTCCGACCAAATCCGAGGGTTCGGCGATCAGTTTCGACGAGGCCAACGAAGCGTACACCGCCCGCTACAACCACGAAACGGTTGCGCTGGCGTTCTCGCTGACCGAGGAAGCGATTGAGGACAACCTCTACGATCGTCTCGGTTCGCGGTACACTCGTGCGCTGGCTCGCTCGATGGCCCACACCAAGCAGGTCAAAGCTGCTGCCGTCCTGAACAACGCCTTTGCAGGCGGTGCGTTCGCAGGCGGTGACGGCAAAGCCCTGTGCGCCACGGACCATCCGCTGACCTCGGGTGGCGCGTTCGCCAACACCCCTGCCGTTGCAGCAGACCTGAACGAAACCTCGCTGGAAGACGCCCTGATTTCGATCTCGGGCTTTGTCGACGAGCGTGGGATCAAGGTTGCTCTGCGCGGCATGAAGCTCATCATTCCCCGCCAGCTGCAGTTCGTGGCTGAGCGTCTGATGGTTTCGACTCTGCGTGTTGGCACTGCGGACAACGACGTGAACGCAATCCGCTCGATGAGCCTGCTGCCGGAAGGTTATGTCGTCAACGACTTCCTGACCGACCCGGACGCATTCTTCATCAAGACGGATGCTCCTCGCGGCTTTATCCACTTCGAGCGCACCAAGCTGTCGAACGGCATGGAAGGCGACTTCGACACCGGCAACATGCGCTACAAGGCGCGGGAACGCTACAGCTTCGGCTTCTCGGACCCCCGTGCCGTGTACGGCAGCGCCGGCGCGTAACGACTGCCTGAGAGCCCTTCCCTCCTCCCTGAGGGCTCTTCGACTGAGGGGGCGGTCTTCGGATCGCCCCCTTTCTTTTGGCACAACCCCATGCTATTCTGCTTTTTAGCAGGACACAAAAGCCGTGCAGACAGGCCCCTGCCCTGACGTTGCACAGACTGTACGGCCAACCCTTGTGCAAGAGGTATTGCAATGGCATCGACTACGTTCTCCGGCCCGGTAACGTCGACCAACGGTTTTGTTGGCGCGGTTCAACTCCCCACCTACACTGTGGATTCCGCTCCCTCGGCTTCTGCTGCTGGCGCAGGCACGGTCATCTATGTGTCCAACGGTCTGGCTGGCGCCCCCACGGTCGCGGTCAGCGACGGCACTGATTGGATCTCTGCCGCTGGCATCGCAATCGCAGCCGCTTAAGGTGTCCCATGGCTATCAAGTGGGAGCCTGCGAGTGAAGAAGAGCTTGCTCGGCGCGTAACCGCGCCGACTCGCGCCCGTGAGGGCGATGGCAAGTTCAAGGCGGATGATCCATCCACCCCTCAGAACGAGGCGTGGGTGGTCGAGAAGCCGAAGCGCAAACGTAAAGCCAAGGAGTAAGTCATGTCGTCATCCGACGTTAAGATGAAACGTGTAACAGCGACCGGTGCGCTGAGCATTGGCCGAGCACGGATTCGTCAGGTTCAGGTCACAACCACTGGAGCGGCCCGACTCACCCTTACCGACGGCGTCGGCGGCGATGTTATTCTGGACCTCGATTTTGTGTCGGGCACAACGAACATCGCGGACATCCCCGATTCTGGGATCCTCTCCATCAACGACCCAGCGGTCAGCGCACTGACAAACATCAGTGCTGCGACTATCTACTACGCATAGGGGTCTACGGTGGATCTTCTGAACGGCATCATGCAGTGGATCGTCGCCCCTGTGGCGGCGTTTGTCTGGGTTCTGCACAACCGTGTCGGCAAGCACGACACGGACATTGCAGTGATCAAGGCTACGACGTCAGCCAACAAAGAGGCTCACGACAAGGAGTTCAAGGAGATGCGCGAGAACTTCAAGCGCGTCTTTGAAAAGCTAGATGCCATCGAGGCCAGTTTGAGGAAGTAGTCATGCGCAAGATCGACGAAATCATTGTCCACTGTGCAGCCACCCGGCCCAGCTGGTTCGAGGGCAAGAGTGTCGAAGAGAAGCGCGATGAGATAGGTCGCTGGCACGTCGAGGAAAATAAGTGGAAGGCAATCGGATACCATTATATCGTGGATCGAGACGGACGTGTGGCTCCGGGGCGCAGCCTTGATGATGCCGGGGCGCATACGTATGGCCACAATGCCAACAGCATCGGAGTCTGCCTGATCGGCGGTCACGCCTCGTCGGCTACTGACGCCTTCGACGTGAACTACACCTCGGCGCAGGACCAAGCCCTCCGAGTGCTGATTAGCGAACTGAAGATCCGGTTCCCCGGCATCGTCAAGGTCAGCGGCCACAACGACTACACGAAAGCCAAGGCCTGCCCCGGCTTCAACGTCAAGCGGTGGCTGGCAAACAAGCCCGCAGAGCGGCCTCTGGCGGCCTCTACGACCATTCAAGCCTCCGCAACACAGATCTTCGCCGGCATTGGAACGGCAGCCACGGTTTTCGGCGGGCTGGACGGAACGGCTCAGATTGTGGCCCTTGTGCTTTCCGGGGTGATTGTTCTCGCCGGGATATGGGTGTTCAAGGAGCGACTTCGCTATTGGGCGGGAGGCGTGAAATGATCTGGGGAAAAGTGCGGCTATATCTCGCCGCTGTTGGTCTTGGTCTCGCCGTGATCTGGCAGGTGGTCAGGGGCATTCGGGCCAGCGAGCGAAAGGACATTGAGCAGGAACGCGCCAACGCCCGTGTGGACGCAATGAAACAGGCGGGAAGGATTAGAGACGATGTGGAAAGCGACCCTTATCTTGTCGATCGCGCTCACGAGTGGCTGAGGAAGAAAGACTGATGCTCCGCTTGGCAGCGACACTGGCCCTGCTGGCCGTTCCCGCCAAGTCTGAACAGTGCCTTGATAAAGAGATGCTGGAGGCGTTTCTGAGGCACGAACACGGGTTGCGGCTTCACTCTTGGGGGCTGTCTGATGCTGGTAACATGTTGGAACTGTGGCTTGGGCCTTCTGGTCATTGGGCTGTTGTCACGACCACGCCTTGGCGGTGCAGCACTGTGGAACTACCGCACGATTTGAGGGGGCGACTATGGGTGCCTCCCAGCCAGAACTACGAAGTCCCGGAGGACCGCATGATGAACAGAGGGCAAGGCTTATGAGATACTTGGCATTCATGCTGCTGGCGGGCTGTATGCACGTCCCGCAGGGGGACTACTGCGACATCGCTCGCCCCACGTACTTCACCTCTGCTGAGACCATCAACTGGTTGGCGGACAACGACCGCAGGCTGCTGGTTCAGATCGTCGCCGACAACGAAATCTACAAGGATTTCTGTGATGGCTAAGTCACCGGCGTGGCAGAGGAAAGAGGGAAAGGATCCGTCTGGTGGCCTCAACGCCAAGGGGCGCGCTTCGGCGAAGAAGCAGGGCATGAACCTGAAGCCCCCTGCACCCAACCCGAAGACCAAGAAGGACGCCTCCCGCCGCAAGAGCTTTTGCGCAAGGATGGGCGGCATGCCCGGTCCAATGAAGGACGAGAAGGGTCGGCCAACCCGAAAGGCTCTGTCCTTGAAGAAGTGGAATTGTTGATGTGGAAAAGCGCCCATGAACCGTGCTAGTATGCCAAAACAGGTGACGGAGGTCCCCATGAAAAAGCCGGGGCTGTACGCCAACATCCACGCAAAACGTAAACGCATCGCTGCCGGGTCCGGCGAGAAGATGAGGAAACCGGGGACAAAAGGGGCGCCGACAGCCAAGTCGTTCCGTAAGTCTTCCCAGACGGCGAAGAAGAAATGACCACATCTGGAACCAGAGTCTTCAACATCGACGTCGCGGAGGCGATCGAAGAAGCCTACGAGCGCATCGGCCTAGAGCTGCGCTCCGGCTACGATGCCCGCACGGCTCGGCGCTCCCTGAACCTTATGTTTGCGGAGTGGGCCAACCGGGGCCTGAACCTCTGGACCGTTACGCAGGACACCCTGACGCTGACACAAGGGACTTCTCAGTACCCTTTGGCCGAGGACGTCATCGACATCCTCGACATGTCCGTGCGGCGCAATGGAACGGACTTCGAACTGGATCGCATCAGCCGCTCTGACTATCTGGACTTCCCCAACAAGACGTCTCAGGGTCGTCCGTCGCAGTTCTTCTTCGACCGCCAGATCGCTCCTGTTATTACACTCTGGCAAACTCCGGACAACTCGACAGACCAGCTTGTCTACTACTACGTGCGGCGTCTTGAGGACATAAACAACCTGTCTGAGACGACTGGTATCCCGTTCCGGTTCTACCCCTGCATGGTGGCCGGACTTGCGTACTACCTTGCCATCAAACGGGCTCCGGAGCGTGTTCAGATGATGAAGGCTATTTACGAGGAGGAGTTCCAGCGGGCAGCCATGGAAGACGTGGACAAGGTTCCGTTGGTGCTTCGACCCAGCTCGAGATACACGAGGGTCTGATGGCGTTTGCGTCCGGGAAAAAGGCGTGGGGAATTTCTGACAGGTCCGGGTTCCGGTATCCTCTCAAGGATATGCGCCGTGAGTGGACAGGGTCCCTTGTTGGACCTGATGAGTACGAGGAAAAGCACCCTCAGCTCTACCCTTCTAGGAAGGTGTCTGATCCGCAGGCGCTCCGAGATCCAAGGCCCGACACTCGCGAGACGCTGACTGTGTACGTTGGCGGACCGACCATAGAAGCTCCTCGCCTTGACCGCCCCCGCATGATAGGAAAGGTTGGAACCGTCGAGGTACTGATCTCATGAACTACACAGAGCTAGTGCAGCTTATTCAGGACTACACCGAGAGCCGCGAAACGACGTTCGTGGACAACATTCCGCGCTTTGTTCGCCAGACGGAGCAGCGGGTGTATCGCACGGTCATGCTTCCTGAGCTTCGAAAGAATGCAACTTCTGCCGTCACACCGGGATCGCAGTACCTTGCACGTCCGACGGACTTCATCTCCGTGTTCTCCATCTCGGTCGTGTCCCCATCCGGCGAGTACAGTTTCTTGTACGACAAGGACGTGAACTTTATTCGGGAGGCCTACCCCTCCCCTGCTTCCACGGGATTGCCAAAGTTCTATGCCCAGTTCGAGGGAAAGACACCGGCCGGAAGCGGAGCGTTTCTGCTGGGGCCCACGCCGGATCAGGCCTACACAGTGGAGCTCCACTACTACTACGACCCGCCCTCCATCGTTGACACGGAAACATCGTGGCTTGGGGACAACGCTGAAACAGTCCTCCTGTACGGAACACTTGTCGAGGCTTACACGTACCTCAAGGGCGAAGCTGACCTCATGCAGCAGTATCAGGCGCGCTATCAGGAGGCTTTGTCGCTTCTGAGCGGAATTGATATACGGTCAAACCGGGATGACTATAAAGATGGTCAGATAAGGAGAGGGGTATGACATACCCAAACGCAACGATGGATCCTCCGAAGGTCAGTGTCCTGACATCGAACCACGGTGGCCACTCTCCGGAGACGATTGCGGAGTTGTGCGTAGACAAGCTGATACAGGTTTCGGACAGCGCCCCTCCGGAGATCGCCCTTCAGGCTAAGGCCTTCCGCCAGCAGATATTGGAGGTCGTCCTGCAATATGTTAGAGTGGCAGCCAGAGAAGACAGGGCGACAGTTGTCGCGCACCTAGAGCGCGCCGGGATGCCGGACATAGCGCAGCAGATCAGGAGACTTTGAGATGGCATTCACCGGCAACTATATGGCGACCTCGTTCAAGCAGCAGCTGCTTGAGGGCGTCCACGATTTCCGCCTGACCGGCGGCGACACATTCAACCTCGCCCTGTACACCAACACTGCCACGTTCACGGCGGCGACCACGGCGTACACAGCGACCAACGAGGTTGGTGACAGCGGCTCTTACACTGCAGGTGGTGGTGCGCTGACCCGAATCAACCCGACCACATCCGGCACCACGGCGTTCACGGACTTTGCGGATCTGTCCTTTACCTCTGCCACCATTACGGCGCGCGGTGCTCTGATCTACAACACCACTCCGACGCACACCTACACCAACCCGGTGGTGGCTGTTCTGGACTTTGGGACGGACCGCACAGCAACCACGGGCACGTTCACCATCCAGTTCCCTACTGCGGACGCCAGCAACGCCATCATACGCATCGCCTGACGTTTCGGCTTGGCCGCAAAGATGGGGGTGTCGGAAGGAGCGGACAGGTAAGATGTGGTGTCTGCAGGGAGCGGTCTTTGGCGCATCGCAAGGTAACCGGGAAAGCCCTAGATCATGCCTGTAACGCTTGGGCGCTGGACTGGCGCAACAACATCTCTAATACCAAGCGACCTGAACTGGGTGGCGCCGAGCGGCTTGTTCCCCACGCAGGAACGCAACGACAGTAGCGCGTACACGTTCACTTCCAGCACCTCAACCCTGACGCTTCCGGCGACAGGGCTTGCCGATGGTTATCTGATCGTTGCAGCGTTTGAGTTTGAAGACACATCAAACGGTCGTTTTACACCACAAGGTCAGATCGTTCGGTCCAGCGGCACGGGCACAGTCGTCAGCACTCCGGGCGGCGGGTTCGCCAGAGACACCAGTGAAGACCGTGCTTATGTGCGGTGCTGGACATTTGTTGACAGCCCGTCTGCTTCTGCTGAGTTCCAGTTTCAGTGGAAAAGGGACAATGACGCGGCGACAGGTGGCACTGTCCGTTCCGAGTTCGTTGTCATCCCGCTCTACTATGCTGACTTTGGGGCTTATGAGAGCGCATCAACGCAGCTTGCGGATACGACGACACCAGAACGGGTCACAGGCTTTTCTGGAACGGACGGCACAAACATCACCCTGAGCGGCGATGTCGTCACACTGTCTGGAGCCAACAAACGCTATCTGGTCCTCAATGGCTTCTTCACCGAAGGGCGTGGCGGTCGGACGCAGCGTTGGCACGGGTTGCGCGT